CAACGTGCCAGACGCAAGTACGACAAGGATGGTATTAGTCGTAAAGGTAAAGATGTTTCACACAACAAAGCTCTAGCTAAAGGTGGGTCAAACAAAGATGGTACAAAGTTAGAAAGTCCTTCAAAGAACCGTGCAAGAAACGGACAGAAGGATAAGAAGAAAAAGAAATAGATAACTTGGGAGAGTTAAATGGAGATTGTAAACGACAAGGCGTTGTTGCTACGCCTACGTGACCCTAGTAAAGTAACGAGTGTCATACCCAAAAGCAAAGACATTGGAGATAATAAAGTTCTGGTGAACTGGGGATTGCAAGAAGCAGTGAGCCTCAACGCTCTCGACATAAAAGCGCCGTCACCTATAGAGAAACTGTATCAGTGGACAGGTAAGTACAAACCATTTAAGCATCAGATAACAACCGCCGCTTTCTTTACGCTAAACAAGAAAGCATTTTGTTTTAACGAGCAAGGTACAGGCAAGACTGCAAGTGCTATATGGGCATCCGACTACCTACTCAAACATAAAATTATAAAACGTGTGTTAGTTATCTGCCCACTTTCTATTATGGATATCGCATGGCGTGATGACTTGTTTACCTTTGCTACCCACAGAACAGTATCTGTAGCGCATGGGGCTTCTGAGAAACGTAAAAAGATAATTAACGAAGGCTGCGAGTATGTAATAATAAACTACGATGGCGTAGCTGTTGTGTTGGATGAACTAAAGAAAGGTGGGTTTGACCTTATTATTGTAGACGAAGCGACACACTACAAGAATGCACGGACAACACGGTGGAAGACACTAAAGCAGTTGGTTGGAGAAGATACTTGGGTGTGGATGATGACAGGAACCCCTGCCGCACAGAACCCGACAGATGCTTATGGGCTTGCAAAACTTGTAAACCCGAATGGAGTGCCAAGGTTCTTTGGTTCTTTCAAAGACCAACTTATGATTAAAGTTTCTCAATTTACTTGGAAGGTAAGAGAGAGTGCTACGGACACAGTGTTTAGAGCGTTGCAACCTGCTATACGGTTTACAAAAGAAGAGTGTCTTGATCTACCAGAAATGATATTTACCAAACGTGCTGTAGAACTGACAGCTCAACAAAAGAAATACTACAAACAACTTAAAGATAAGATGGTTATGGACGTGACAGGCGAACAAGTTACTGCCATGAATGCAGCAGTCAGCCTTAATAAGTTACTACAGATATCAGCAGGGGCTGTGTACACGGATGACGGCTCAACATTAGAGTTTGACATCAAGCATAGATACAAGGTTCTGCGGGAAGTCATTGACGAGTCAAGCCAAAAGATATTAATATTTGTACCTTTCAAACATGTTATTGATATATTAACAGCTAAGTTGAGGAGTGAGGGTATAACAACTGAGGTTATACGTGGGGATGTACCTGCGCATAAGCGAACTCATATATTTAAAACTTTTCAAGATACCGCAGATCCAAAAGTCCTAGTGATACAGCCACAAGCAGCCGCACACGGTGTCACGTTAACAGCAGCCAACACAGTTGTATGGTGGGGACCTACAAGTTCGTTAGAAACTTATGACCAAGCCAACGCTAGAGTACACAGATCAGGACAGAAGCACAAATCTACTGTGGTGCAACTGCAAGGATCTGCTGCTGAAAGACACGTTTACAAGTTATTAGATAAAAGAATCAACGTTCACGCAAAACTTACAGATTTATACAAAGAACTACTTGACTAATGTATAATTAGTAACTATATGTTATATTCTGATAGTTAGAGGAGAGAGTAATGAGCGAAGAAACTATAACACCAGATAAGCTAGCAAAAGCTTACATTAAGATAAGAGCAGAACGATCTGCGTTATCGACGCAGTTTAAAGAAACAGACGGCGATCTTTCGAGGCAACTTGACCGTCTGAAACAGGCAATGCTTGACCATTGTGAAAGACACAATGCGGAAAGCGTAAGAACTTCTGAAGGATTGTTTTTTCGATCTAAGAAGACGAAGTATTGGACAAGTGATTGGGATGCTATGCACACCTTTATCAAAGAGCATAACGTGCCAGAACTTCTTGATAAGCGTCTAAACCAAACCAACATAAAACAATTCCTAGAAGAAAACCCAACCTTAGTTCCAGACTCTTTAAACACTGAGACGGAGCTAGTAATTTCTGTGAGGAAAAAATGAACGAACCTTTTGTACCAATAGAAGATGTAGCTAAACACTTTAGTGTATCTATATCGACTGTACGCGCTTGGGTACGTCAAAAGCATATTCCTAAAAGCACCTATGTAAAAATAGGTAATACTTATAGGTTTCGTGTTGGAGATGTAGCTGACGCACTAACCTCTGAAACTGAACAACTGCTTCAGAGTGAAGTAAAGACTAGAGATTATCCTAAAGACGATGAGGATGATTTAAACCATAACAGTCTAGAATCACTAGACGAAGATATATAAATAGGAAGTGGAGAAGCGATTATGGAAACGTATATAATAAAAAATGTAGAGGCTCTTTGGCCCAAGATTAACACCACCTATCATTTTGATAGCAAGGTAAACAAGTCTATGCCCTGCGGTGCATTAGATGATGGAGCAGAATACTCTATACAATTTCGTATGGATGACGCTACTGCAAAGGCTTTGTACACGGAAATGTCTAAGTCCTACCAAGCGAACAAGAAGGAAAAGTGGGCAGAAAAACTAGACAAGTCCGTACTTGTTAAAGACGATGATGGCATGTACACCTACAAGGCTAACTTGAAAGGGGCGTACAGTAATAATAAAACCACAAGACCCCTACAGGTAGACGCACAGGGTACGAAGTTACCAGATGACTTCTTACTCACAACGGGTAGCACTGTGAATGTGGCTGTAACATTTAACCCTTATGACTTTGGGGGTAAGCAGAACGTGAACTTACGTTTAAAAGCTGTACAGGTTGTTAAGTACGTGCCTCTAGAGGATAGAAATCCTTTTGATACTGTTGATGGTTTTACCATAGAAGGGGATACAAATCCTTTTGGGAAAGAAGAAACCTCCGCTCCTGTAGAAGAAGTAGAGGAAATTAAAGAACCTAAGAAAGTTGTTAAGAAGTCGGCCCCACCCGCTACTTCTAGTGATGATGACTTGAGTGCAATAATTGATGATTGGGATAACTAATCATTAGCACTCCACCACGACTAGGTATTTACCGAAAGAATAATGTGTCGTATTCTGTCGTGGTGTCTTTGGCACTCATTATGGGTGGAGATTATGGAAACAAAAACATTTTTAGAAAATGTACTAGGGAGTGACGGATACTACAGCGTTCTAGCCTTTAATGATGAACGAAGAATACAAAAATTTTATGACTCGATTGATGCAGTTATACATGCCGCAAACAACCTAGATACACAAAAGTTTAATACCTTCTACGGACTAGCCACGTTTAAAGATGGCACGAGTCGTAAAGGTGAGAACGTACAGCATCTTAAGTCATTCTTCTTAGACTTAGACTGTGGAGAGGGTAAAGATTACCCAAGTCAAACAGAAGCGATCAACGCTCTGCGCGGATTCGTGAAGACGTTATCTTTACCTAAACCTGTTATGGTGAGTTCTGGGTATGGGGTGCATGTCTATTGGGTACTACAAGACACCGTACATCCTGATGAGTGGACTCCTGTAGCATTGCAACTCAAGAAGATGTGCGCAGAGCATGGATTAAAAGCTGACCCTGCGGTTACGGCTGATACAGCTAGAGTATTACGTGTGCCAGGAACCCACAACCATAAGGGTGACACACCTAAACAAGTTAAGTTCCTTGGTGTTGAAGAACCCAGGCTTGTGAACTTTGAGAGTTTTACAGGTCTGCTTGGTGGAAACAACATACCTATACCTATGAAGGTTGATTCTGCGGAGAGTGCGTTGAGAGAAGCGTTGAGGGAGAACTCAGACTTCTCGTTTAAGAACATACTTAAGAAATCTATTAAGGGTACAGGGTGCGCTCAGATAAAGAACATGGTGCAGAACAAAGAGAGCGTAAGTGAGCCTATGTGGAGAGCAGGGCTGTCTATAGCAAAATTTTGTTCGGACAAAGATAAAGCTGTGGACCTTATATCAGTAGGACATGAAGGATACAGTAAGGCGTTAACACAAGAGAAGGTAGACCTGATAAAAGGACCTTACCTTTGTTCTAGTTTTTATGAACATAACCCTGACCTGTGCGAAGACTGCCCTAACTTTGGCAATATTAAATCACCGATAACATTGGGTAAAGAGATAAAGAAAGCTCCGACTGACCCAGAAAGACCACAGTACCCCGAACCATATTTTAGAGGTGCAAACGGTGGTGTGTATATACGGTTTCGTAATGCAGATGGGGACCCAGAAGATAAACTTATATACCATAACGACTTATACGTTGTGAAACGTATACATGATGTAGAACTTGGAGAAGCTATTGTGATGCGGTTGCATCTGCCAAGGGACGGGGTGAGG